ATTTTGTGCTTTTAATGTCATTATAAATTCATCCTTTTTTCTTTTTTAATTTTTGTTGTCGTTATTTTTTCACGACAAATAAAGCCATCAATTTTTTGATGACCGTTTCCGATTTTTATTGTTTAAATTTAATTATTTCTTAAAATTTACGACTTAAGTTTTTAATAAAACTTACATCATTACTCTTTTCTTCTACACTTGGATTATTAACTTTATTCCCAAATTCTACTACATCTTTTTTAAATAGCCCTTTAGAAATTGCGTTATCAATCCACTGTAGTTTTTCGAAATCCCCAACATCTGGAATTAAATCCCGATAAGACTCTGGAATCTCATTTAACTTAGCTTCAAGCGTATTGTTAAATGCTTCTTTATATTTAATTAATTCAGCATTTTCAACATCTTGTTTTGTTGAATTTGATTCTTTAAATTTGTCAAACTCAACTTTTAAAGCTTGATATTTCTCGTTAACTTCCTTAAATCTTGTGTAAGGCACTGTTTTATCATCTTCAACAGATTTATCAGTTTCATCAGATTCTTGATTTTCATCTTTCTCATCATGTGAGCTTGTTTCCGATTCTTCACTGATTTTGTTTGTTTCCGATTTTTTATCATCTTCATTAACCGCTTCAGCATTTTTAACGTCTGATGATGACGTGGCGTTTAATTCAGATTGTTCAACAGTTTCTTGATTTTGATTTAAATTAGTTTCTTGATTATTGTTTGTTTCATTTACAGTTTCTTGATTTTCATTCATTTTTAAATATCTCCCATTCACATTTTTTAACGTGATTATGTTCACGAGAATTTTGATATTTTATTTTTTGTTTGTTCTTTGTTGATACTCAATTTTATTTAATTCTTTAATTGATAGATTTTGATATTTACTATCAATCTTTTCACCGCTTCCACGGATTCCAATCACATATGGTAACCAAACATGCTTGCAATTTGGATGAAAAATTTTATAAGGGTAATTAGGCAAAGTTTCGATAGATGGATAAACTGGATGCTTTCCACTTACAGAATAAACTTTATCTTCATAAAGTGAACACCAATCCTCCGCATTATGATTTGAAATTTGAATAAGGTCAAAGTTCTCATTATAAACTAAAGCATTTTCTTGATATTCTTTAAGTCTGTTTATTGTTCCCTCATTGTGTAAAATCCTGCTTTTAGTTCTGACTGCCATATCGACATATCTATCAATCTTCCAGTTCTTTTTACCTGCATCAACAAAACTTGATACCCCGTTTTTCTCAAGTAAATCTTTCAATTCTTTTTTGATTTGTTTCTGACTCGTGCCTTGTTCAATCATAGCTTGAAGTAAAGTTTTACTATTTTCACGAATAATCTTTTTCGCTGATTCACTCATAAACTTTGTTCGCTTAGCTAAATCATTAAACAAATCTTCTTGCGCTCGCTTTAAAGCTTGTTTGTGAATTGCGTGTTCTGCACCTTTTAAAATCTTAACACCGTCTAAATTAACAACTATATTATCTAAAATATTCAAACTTAAATAGTAATAATTAGGAAAAACATTTTTGATATATTTAAAAGCTTCTTCATCTAATTCTTTCAGACGTCTCTGAATTTTAGACAATAGAAACTGTGATTGTTTTTCATTTAAATTTTGATTTATCTGTTGCTTCAACAATCTGATAATATAAGACTGTGCAACAACATATTTAATAATTAATTTTTGAGTCTCCTCATCAATTTCTTCTAAAGAATCAAATTTTAATTCATTCATTTTTATTCGTCACTTTCAAATGTAGATGATGAGCCACCTAAAAAGCTCATTGATTCTTTAACATTTTGTTCGTTTAAGATTTCAATAAATTCATCTTCGATTTCTTGTTTTGTTAAATGTGGATTTAAACGTGAAATCGCTGATTTAATTGAGGTTGCGCCACTAACAATTTTAAGTTGTTCTTCTTGTGCATTCGTATAGCTGTCCTCTGGCATGCTCGGTGACATCTCAATATTTGGTAACACTGGCGTATAGTTAGCGCCTGCCATGACATCAAGTTCTTGCGCAATAAACAAGATTTTTCTGATTGAACGTTCCCAATATTTGAGAGAATTCTCAATTGTTGTTGACGTTCTGAATGCTTTTAATTTAATTGATAAAGCTGAAGAGTTAGCTGACTCTTTTGTTAAACCGTAAAGATTTGAGTTTAACGGTGTCACAAAGTGAATTGCTTTCATAATGATATTGTCAATATACTCAAAATTGGCTGTTAACTGTGATTCCCATGTTAGATAAGACGGTTTTTCCTCGCCATTTTCTACTGGGATGAATAAACCATTTTCACTTTTAGAAAACTTATATCCCTCGTCTAACAATGCTGAACTCCCAACAATACTTGGATTTGTGTGAGCGTCTAAAATCTTAGAAATCTGTGACACTCTCCAATTATATTCTTCAAACAAATCTGTCATCCCAAAATACAAAGAATACCCGTAAAAATCTCCATTGTTCCTAGTAAAAGGAACATATGTTAAAGGTGATTCATTTAATTTTGTATTAACTTCAGTTCTTTCTTCAACAATCTCAGCGCCTTTTTGGTTATTATTAAAGAAGAATTTTTGATTAATGCACCAATATTCATTGTCTCTTTTTTCATATGTCTCAGTATAAAGATAAGTATCTTTTCCCTCATCCACTGTGATAGCGATTGTTTCTTTCACAACCTCTCTTTGATTAAGCGGATTTAACACTGGGAAATAAAATTCTGGTTGAATAAATGTGATTTTAGACTTATTGCCCTCTAAATAATTCTTAATCACAACCCCGCCTTTTACGGCTTGTGTAATTGAAGCTTCAGACAACATTGTATTGAAATCATTATCATAAATAATGCGGTCGATAGCATTAGATGCATCTTGATTGTCTTTAATAATCGGTGTGATTGGATTTCTAAAACTTAAATCTCTATATAACTTCGCAATCTCTGAAGCTAACGGAATAGCAATATATTTATTTTTTGTCCTATTAAAAGCTGGATTGTTGTCAAATATATCCCAATATTTTTTATATCTTTGATGTCTTTTAGTTTTAAAATTAATGTTCAAATCATTTTCCCCCTTTCATTTTGTTTTAAAGCCACGATGGTTTAGGTCTTACTTGTTTTCTTTTAGTTAGTTTATTGATTTGTTCCCATGCCATTTGAAGCGAATCTACCGCATCATCATTTTTTGCACGAGCATTCCAATCCTTGACTTGAGCATTATATTTCATATTATCTTGATTAAATTTAATCGTGCCGTTTGCAATATCTGGTTGAAGTTGCATTATTCTTGTTTCCTTTTTTCCTTTTGGTTTTAATGGAATAACACGAATATAAATGTCTTCTTTCTTTAACCGTTTCTTGAGATTGTCGAGTAAATATTCTTGAAAGGCTACGGCTTCAAACACAAGCGCATCAACAAAACCATCATAATTTTTTAGCTTTTTAATGATTAAATCAATTAACTTATCGGGCTTGATTCTTTGAATATCACCGTCAACCACGTATTTATAATTCGTTTGTTTGTTCTTTGCTAGAATAGTGATTGCTGAGAAATCTCCCTTTTTCTTGCCCATCGCAACGTCAACGCTCATAACAACTTGACATTCTTTTAAATCGGGAAGCTGTTTAAAATACTCGATATTCTGAAATACATATTCATCTGCCCCACGGGGCTGGCACATCATTTCTTTATAGAAACTTGATTCACCGTCATCAATGAGCTTTTTCATTAAATGGTAGTAATCAAATTTTTCTTCCCATAATACTTTTGTTTCTTTTAACATTTCATCTTTGTTATCTAAGAAATATTGATATGCTGTTTCTTCTCTATTTTTGTCTTCCAGTGACGTGTAAAGCTTTCGCCACATCGCCCATCTTTCTGATTCAGAAAAGTTTAAAACAGATTGAAAGAATAGTTGTTTATAGCCCGTTGTTTCGGGACTGAGTAATTCAGAAAGAATATCTTCATTATGTAAAACCGTTCCTACAACCAAAACACGAGTATTTTCATCACCTGCATTTAACAATGAATCTTTATATGTGTTCGCTAACTTTTCTCTTGCTGAAGCTGATTCAGCGACATCATCTTTAATTAAATCATCACCTATAATTAATTGTGCACGGTGTTCTTTATATCTGATTCCACGGATAGAACCGTCAATACCTCTGACGGCTAAAGCTGTGTCGTTTGATAAATGAATTTCTGTTGAAGACCATTTTAAATTCGGTTTCTTTAATTGACCAAAATCTTCGATAATTAAATCATTTGATGCGATTTCATCTTTTATCATATTCAAAAACGGAATAGCTGTGTCTTCTGTTGCTGAAACTAAGAGAATAAAATTTAATTTCTTATATAAAAGAATATAAAGCGGAAATAGAAAACTTGATAATGTTGATTTCCCGTATCCCCTCGGGACACCCACAACCATTCTTTTCGATTTATTTTTAATTAACCAATCTAATTCTTGCATGACAGTTGTATGAAATTCACAAAAATCTTTTGAGAAATATTTAGGAAAATATGTTTTTGCAAAGTATTCAAGGTCTATTTCAGCTAACATCTTTCTGACACCGTTGGTTCCAGTTAAAGGATAATTTTGTATAATAGTTTTAATTTGATTGTCTGAGAAATGTTTTTTGAGATAGACAAACATTAATTCAGTTTCTGCTGTTGATAGTTTTGAAATATGAT